ACATTATTCAATACTACCTTGTGGCGCAATCCGCCCCTAAATGCCATATACCCAAATGATAAATAATTCAACATGGTTGTGGCAGAAGGGTTGTAATTGTTCGCAGTTTTCAAAACTGCACCGTATGCACTGTAACCACGCGGTGGTGGAAAATCAGGCATTTGTAACGTTTGAACATTCACAGAAGCTACAGTGGGTGACAATAAACTAGCCCACAAAGAATAGCGCCGTATTAGTTGACGTAACGACGTGATCACCTCACCAAAATATACACTATCCGCATCAGATCTCAATGGTTGACACACCGCAATAGTCTCCTTAGGTTCTTCATGTCTAGGAGCATTCTTATCCTCAGTGTCCACTTCTTCAAAAGTACCTGACTGTGGAGTCAGTGCAACAACAGTAGCAAGAGATTTTATATTCACATCTGTCGGGGCTGCGACCTTATAGTCAGCGCAACCAGACACAAACACATTAATGGCAATATCATTATTAACTGCACTGTTTGGGGTAGTAAGCTCATTTAGCACGTAAACAGAAACCACACCATTCCACGAAGGATCTGGTGTGTTCCACGCCGGAGTAGTTCTGTAAGCCTGTAACAATGCAGCAGCAGGTGTAGGTAAGTACGTTCTACTGGCACCCCATCCTACTTCAAAAGTAAAATCTCTCTCATCCGCTAGATCAACAATCTTTGAATACTGCACGTTAGTTTCAGGTCCACTACCCTGTGCGTAAGGATCCCACACAATTAATAGTCTACCCTTGTGAAAACCAGACGCAACGATTTGAAAACGATACACAATAGAACCTCTCCAATACTGGAAAGGCAACGTTGCATAAGATAGAGCGGTATTATATATGTTCCCACCAGAAATAGTGGCAAGAGGTCCTACACGTGACGTCCACAATATGTCATTAGCCACTTTGGCTACAGTCCAAGGAAATTGCACCAGATATGACTCCTTGCCAGCTAATGCTGAAATAGCCATCTCATCTCCTGGTGATATGCCAATCACCGTAGGATCAATCGTAAGCTCTTGCTTGGCATCCATAGATAATTTAGCACAATTGTCACTAACATTATAATTAGCAATGCGTGACACTGGTGTTGGGTGCATATCACTGTAATCTGCAATAATTGCTGGACGCGAAAAACCAAACAATGAGGCAACTCCCCCAAGGGCTCCGGACATCATCTGAGTGGCTCTAGCATATCGTCCAATCACAGGCACGCCTATAAGCCTACCAGCAGCTCCTGCTATGGCTGAGGCGATTCCCGACACGGGTCCCTTACCGTACTCATCATAGCTTCCAGCTTGTGGAGAAAGACCAGCTATATCTACTACTGTTGGTATGGACAATTTAACATTGGTAGCCCACACAAAAACACTTATGTTGATACTTGCTGTGGCACCGTTAGCATGCTTCAAAGGTTGCAACTGCCGCAAATACATAGTCCCCAGACTAGTAAAATCACCTGCGGGCATATTGATCTTGTCATATGGCCATATGAATGGCAAGGCCAATTCCCCTGCCTGACTCTCACATGGATCCATATACAAGTGTAAACGCTGTGAAGCTTGCGTTAGGTTCACAACATCGCCAGCTGCTCCACCAGCAGTGACGGACCAATTGTCAAATGCTCGCATAGGAAAATAATCGGCCATCAAACGGCCATATAGAAATGAATTCCCGTTAATTACAAATTTCATATGTACATTACCAGAAAAATTCTGGAAATTAGACAAGCGATTCGAAAAACGAACGTTATTAAAAAACAAGGACCATGGGTCCAATGTCTGAAAGAAAGGTGTTACATCTGATGTACTCCATGTGTAAGAAGCAACCTTAGCTGGTCGCGCAAAGAAATCAGCCAAAGGAACATCCTCATGGTATGTCACGTCTCTGGTGCCATCAAAAGCATCTACCATAGACGACATCCACTGAGTAGATCCATCTCGAAAGGACAGCGTACCCGACACTTCCTCTCCTGTTTGTTCCATTTGCTGATATAGGTGATCAGCCCCACCATTATTGTTAGTAGTAGCAATCCGATTTAAAATAAGAGACTTGGATTATCATCATCTTAAGTATCACTATTATTATTCGACTAAGTGCTAAATAACACGTGACCACGAGGGGTCCATCTACCCATAGAAAGCCTATACTACTAATATACAAGTGATCTATACTACTAGCAATATGGTATCCAATACTATGGTAAGATTTTATTTATAAAGGTGCATGCTTATACACACCCCGCCTCTTAAGGTTGCGACCCTATATACATATATACATATATACATGTGCCCCCCAGGCACTACATCTCCCCGTACCAACTATCCATCTCCTCGAGACTGGGTAGCTGGCCACCGGGTAGGTAGTGACTGAGCTCAAACTCGCTGGCTATTTGTTCCAGCTTGTCACGTGCACTCAAGAACTGCTCCTTGCCGTGCATGTAGAATTCCTGATTGGCGCTCCTCAAGATATCAGCCAACTGCTGCTCCTTGGGGGAGACCTTACTCACAACAAAAGTGTGCAGCATCTTGTAAATGCTGTCCATCTCCAGTGGAGCCAAGTATCTCTCAAACTTCGCACTGTACACCCATTTCCTCTTCAAGAAATTCGCATCCTTCATATCAATGTAGGGTACAGAGGCAGTTGTTTTGTCCGCCATTGTGTAGTTCAATCCAAACTTCGCCAGACTGCTCTGGTAAGAGCAATGGTTGAACCACGGCGTCTCATCAGAAACAGACATGATGTTGTCATCACCATATGACATAAATGCCACATGATCATTGAACTCACTCTTGAAAAACTTCTCAGTCTTTCCAAGTTGTGCATACTGATCATACCATGCCATGCGCGCATAGAAACTGTTCACAATGCCATTGAGCACAACAGTCAATCCATGTCCAGATGGGCTTGACCCACCAAACTTCAACCACACTCCATCTAACTCATACAATGGGTTGCAAGTATCAGTGGCCAAACCACGCATGACCATCAAATCTTCCTCATCAAATCCAGCCCACTCAGCAATTTGCATTAGCAACTTGAAAGCTGCGTATGTCAATGATGAGTGAACAAACTGGTCGTACTTCTCATAATCACCAGCTACAATCTTATCAATTCCATACTTGGTGATGTACTTGTACAACTTTGTCCACTCGCTGCTATAGGGATTAGTGCCCACTGCGCTCTCAAATACCTCTGGGTATCGCTGCATGTAGACACTAATTGTCAAGAAATATTTCCTCATGAGGAACAAATATGGCATACTCGTACCACTAAAGATACGCACTTTCGCTTTGCCAATCTTGATAGCCTCATCTTTCCTATTTGCCCTATGTGGGGCATACCCTCTAGCTCCTGACTTGTAAATGTCTTCCAATGTCTTCACATCAGCTCTCATCTCATCAGTGAGCTCATACGGCACTGTAATACCGTCAAAGAAATCAGAAGATGCCTTCACATAATCTTTCTTAGGCTTACAATAAGGAATACCTGCACTAGCACTCAAGTTCATCTTCTGCAATCCCTTAACTCCATCGAGTCCGGAAGTGTTGACGATGTCCTCAAGAACGCAAATGTCCTCTTTGTCATCTGGGTGTGCCTCCAAGTGTTTGAACACTTTCTTTTTGAAGCTGCGAAACGCATACCTCAGAGCGTCCATACTCATAGGCTTTGAGTTGGCGCACGATTCCGCCCACAAACGTGGCGGATACCAATGATTCATCAATGCAGGAGGGCCGTGCTTACGCTCGACCCCGAACTTCTCAGCCACAGCATCAGAGTAGTCAGTCTCTCTTACCATTGTTGTATACCTGCGCTTCCTACCAGCGTGGCATCCCACAATGTCAACTTCAGCATTCTCAACATACTCGAAATGGTTATTCTTGGGCAATTCATTCTTGAATGGCATTTGCTCAAAATCCAAGTTCATAGGTCCTTCATCAGACCCCTGCATCATTGGTTCATCTTCCTTTGTCATCTCAGAAATACATTCTTCAACATCTTCTCTGGTGACAGTGCAATAGCTGGCGCTTCTCTTTCCTTCAACGCCTGCTGAGTGAAAGCCCACTATAAATGGGCCATTGCCTTCCGTGACGATAACGGAACCACACATGCCTGTGAACGTATCCACAGGACTTTGGTAGGCGCCACCCCAGTATGGGTCCACACCTCGTGGTGCAACATGGTTACTGGATACCTGTATGCCATGCACTGATCTCCTAGGTACCATGATATTCTTTTCTCCATCTGGTGACTTTGTAATATCATTCTCCAATAACACCAACCTACATGGTTTTTGTACATATCTGCAACTCTCATTTGCTACCGTGGCAGAAGGGAAGAACTTCAAAATGTTCCTCTGATCACCCTTGCCTGGCATGTACAATAGCGCAAAATCTGTCTTAGCTATGCGCCTATATGAGCCTTCTCGTATGGTAGTGTGTGAGTAATTGATTACATCATCACCTGTGTGCTGTATTCTCACTTTCTCATAATCGTCACGTATGAGATGGTAAGGTACCATCCAGAAATTAGTCACAACAGGGATAGCAGCCGCATACTTGTGCGTAGTGTGCGTAAACACACTAACAGTACAAATCTTGCTGCTCAACACCTCTGCCAACTGTTTACCAGTTGCCCGTGCCATATCATCATTTGATGGCATGGGAGTGACTTCAGTCCTCTTCCAATTATCAGGTATCTTTCCGACCTCAAAGTTAACTCTGGGTCTGGATGGCACTGATCCTTGGGGTACTGGTCTGCTATCAACCTTCTTGTAAATGTAATACACGCTTGCTGCTCCCACGAGGGCCGCAGCAATCTTGGCACTATTGCCCAAAAGCATATCCCTGGTTCTTCCAATCATGTTCTGCACGACTGGCTGTACCTCCAGGTTGATGCGGTAGGTGGCAATGCGATAAACGCTCACTGCCAAGAAAAGTTGTGTGCCAAAAAGCCACAACATCATGGCATGATAAGTGAATCCATAGATAGCACAGAACATTGTGAACAATGCCCATGCACCTGCCAGGTACTTCACTTTTTCTGCCACGAGTTGTCTACCAAATGGCGCCTGTATTAAACGACGCACGCCCATATAGGCATGCACCATCCGCACTTCAGGATCAAACCACCCAGCCTGTGGTTCAGGGTCCGGCCCGTACACCGGATTGAACACACAACCATTGCAATACGACATAGGCACCCCACACTCGCAACGCTCCACGGTATGCACCGTATTACTATGCTCAATGTATCTCCTTTGTCTTGCATGGTGAATCTTTGATTGCTCCACCAAAAAACGCAACAACACTACAAACTCAACGTTCTCCATTCTGAGTCCATCGTGCAGCACTGGTACAAAGCCATCTACGGCTCTCTCGTTCTGTGGTAAATACTTCTCCACTGTAAATATCCAGCAATCATTGTTGTGTGCTATGGGATCAACATCCTCACGCAACTTGCCCTCTGCATCAGCATACACAGGCCTAACTCTCATGGTTACATGAAAGTTGGGTCTCCGCAAAATTGATTCAGGACACTCAGAGAATGTTGCCGCATGCAAATGCTTCACATTAGTTGTGAGTAGCAAAAAATGCGGTTTCATTGCTATTGACCCTTTTGCCGCTATGTCCGCCATGACAGCAAACTTTGGGCAATTGTTGGCCAATTGAATGATCAAATTTGTTGGTATGACCTTCGTGAACTGAGCCTTCGTGTTACCATAATCATCAATGACATATGCATTGTGCAGGCTATTAATGCCTGATTGGTACGAATCCTCGTCATCCATTCTGTAAACGTACTTAGGTCCAGCTGGCAACTTCTCCGACATCTGCAATGCAGCCAAAAGCTCCAATTGCAATGCCGTCTTACCGACACCAGATGGTCCATTTATCGCAATCATGAAAGGAGCAATACGCATGCCAGCATTATTATGCCGGTTACATATTCCTTGTCTTACCTGTTCAATCTGCAATATGGTACGTTTCAAGTGTACTCTTGCCATCTTGTCATTAGACACAGCAATGAGTTCATTGAGTTTTCTCAATATCTCGACTACTTCAATGAGTAATACATCCGGTTTCTTATCATCAGGGTTGGATGTACCGTCCACATAACGGTTACCCACCTTCATGAAATCAAGAATGTCAAGATCCAACTGCTTGCCATCTCCCAGGCCAACAAAAATACTTGACAATTCCGCCTCTCCCATCAGAACTGGAATACACTTGCTATAAATAGCTTGAATGGCTTCCATAATTTGTCCCAATATGTCAGTGGCCCTGAGGCCATCATAGACGGTCTTGCATATACTTGTAAACTTAGAGCTCGTCAAAGACGCTCCTGTCATGGTGCACATGGCCAAACTAGCTATGAGCATGGCCAACTTGGATACTTTCTCAAACACACTCGATCTAGTGACTGCTTTGTAAGTATCCAGCATCTCGGCAAACCCCGCCTGGGGAACAAGGCCCTCAGCTTCTGGCAGAGCGTCATCACGCTCATACACTGCAAGAGCATTACCTAGTTCCCTGATAAGTTCTATCATCCAATGTGCCATATTAGCAGAAAGGCTGAAATTGAACTGTGCTTTCAAAAATCGGTATATACTCACTAAGTGGTCACTGCTTGTGGTGCTAGCTCTCCAGTCCTTAATGAACCAGCCAACATTCTCCATAAAACCAGCAATTTGCGGCCACTCAGTTTGCAATGCCAATTGCACTCCTTGTTGTACTTGAGCATCGTGTCCCTTGATAGCATTCTGAATGCCTTTCCATAGGTTCACGTTAACTCTGCCAGCTTGTGGTTCAAGTCTGTCATCTATGCCCATACGGGCACGCGCCGTGACTTGGTTGGCCACTCTGGTTGAAAAATGTTCTCGCGCAAGGTCGATGACTTGCCTGATGAGATATTTCTCATCCCAAGGCCGCCCTACTGGTGCGGCCCGCGTCTTGAACAAAATCCATTCAAGGATATCTGTTTTGAGATGGGGCATACCCAACTCCATCGCGTCAATGTATTGGCGCAGTGTTGATGTTGACTCAATGGTTAACACCTCGTCCCAGTAATGAGCCAATGTCCTCTCCACCATATGTCCTCCTGTACTTAGGAAAAATGTGATGGGATTTTCTTGTGAACTCTGGGCGTCCTGTGCTACTTGCACAAACTCGTCATTTTCATCAATTGGGAAAATGTTTCTCAATGCCTCGTTAAAGGCATCGTCTTCCTCTGTTGATGTTGATGTCGTTCCTAAAACGTCATCCAATGCACCTATCATGCATTCGCCACTTTGTGGTCCTTGTTTTTCTTCTTCGGGTATTAGAGTATCATACTCTTCGATGTCATCCATGACATCACCCCAATCGTCAAGACCAGGACCGTACTTGGATCCGATCCAGTACTCACCAGTCTTACGGTTGTGTTCAATTGCGGCCTTTTGCATGGCCTCAAGTTTGTTTACACTGCTCATTGTCGCCAGTGTTTTGGCCACTTCAAGTTCAGCTTCAGCCTTTGCAATTTCTTGCAAAAGACCAGCTCTCTCAGCTTGTAGTGGCTCAGTGTATCTCCGGGCCCAATTGTCCAAATCTACTTGTGCTACTTTGATGTACTTACAACTGCAGCAATTCTGCGGTCCGCTATAGCCATTGCTATGGCATTTGCATGTCTCTGTCCGTTTAAAATGAATCATCGAAGCGATGTCAAGTGTCCTTACAATTCTACTAGTTAGTGCCTCTACTTGATTTTTCATGATATCTATATCTAATTGATCAGCGCGTGTCTGATTTGGTTGCATTTTTCTTGAAGTGTAGTGATAGAATCGAAAGCACCAACGCTATGAAGCGATTGATGCCTTCGAGTCGACCACTAAACCTGTTGAGGCTTAGTAGTGTTGACCCGAAGGCACCACCATGCCTAGCTCAGCCAATGCACGATTTGTCCAAACTGAGTGTCGGTATCTGTGTTTCCTAGGCACAGACTTGGATGTATATTTCAATCATCTAGGGGTTCACTAACGTGTTGCGTCCCGCATAAACGGGTCTCATGCCTTCTATTCTCACTGCGTTAACAGCTTCAATAGTTCGCTTACAACATAGGGACAATATTCAGCGCCTTTACAGCACTGCCCTCGGGCTTAAATCTAGACTAGTATACATCTCCATGGAGGTTTTTGTCGGCGTGCGCTGAGAGTTCTCCTTCAGTCGCCCGCCCCGATTTTGATCTGGGATACTCGAGGTCGGAACGTCAAGTATATTTATATCGCCCCCTGATCATTAACTCTGTTGCGAGGGGCTATTCCGAATCAAATCACGGACTTAGATACCGTTAATTACGGATTTACATCTGTATTTTAAATCTAAATACTGATGAGTAAAACTTGGGCTGTCTACAGCTTCGAAGCTACATGAATTTCTCCAACTAAACTAAGAATATAAACTAAGGACTATTCTAAGTCGCCCAATGCTGTGAAGCAAAGGACTATATACATGAATGGGTCCTTACCCAGCCTTTGAGTCAAGGCACTTGGTCCGGATCGATACCGGACTATTCATCTGTAACACATGATGGCGCATGTGTGTATGAATAACTCAATTGATAATGAACCTGCCATGGTCCATAAAGGTTATCAATACCCTGAAACCTATTTTAAAAGGGTGATCAATTTAATCTCGATTGACAATGGTCGAGAAGGTTCGATTTCCTGTAAAGCCATATCTCCAAAAGCGTCGAACTTAGATGCAACATACATATAGGGAGGTAGTGCTCTAGTCACGTGCGATACACGTGAAAAGAGGCTATGCTCAACTATATGTATCGTACAAATGATACGAAACTCTTCGAGAGTACTGCGTATGCGTGGGAATACCACGCATACGCAGT